TTTTTCGGTCAGCTAACGCTGTTAGTGATATACAAGGATATATATATGTTAATTATTCGCCAGCTGGACCAGGCGCAACTACAGACTCAAATGTTTGTTTTGATCTTTATAGTCCATTTGGTTCTGAAACTGGATCTGCAAATATTCCTTCTACAAGTACATCTAATAGATGGATTCCTGTTACATTAGGATTAATAATAGGATCTTCTGTTTTACCAGCAGGTAGTACTCCACCTAATTTTAATCCACCAACATCTGGTAATCCAACATATGGTGACTTTAGTCAAACATGGTTTCAATGTAATTATTATGGTGGCATAGGTGGTGATGGTGTACCACCAAATACAGTAGTGTATATGAAAGATACTGTTAGTGGAGAATATAGATTACTTGAATCCGGTAATACATGGACATTACCTCAAGTACCAGTTCCTCAATCTTTTGATCCAGCTATTCCTGCTGGTGACCCAAGATTGTACACTTATAACGATTTTTATGGACAACCAAATAAAGTAATGGCAATTCCAAGTCAGCAAACTCTTCAACAAGATGCAGCGGCTGACCCTTATTCTTTCCAAATTAATTGGGGTGATGTTTGGTCAGGATTTGTACAACAAAATAATGATCCTTTAGTTTGTGATTACTTTAAATCAGGAACCACCCCCGGCGGTACTACATTATTTGGAACAAGTATGTTCGCAGTAGGTTCAAGCGGTAGAATTACTAGTATCCAATCCTCATGTGACTTTAGTTAAAAATATAAAAATATAAAAATGAATTACGTTAAAATATATAACAATACACGAAATTTTCCAGAGCAATTTATTATAGGAATTATAAATGCAAAACTTGTAGAATCTATTGAGTGGTATAGAAGACCAGCTTCTACAGAGGCAGGGGAACAAGAATATCAAATACATGGTTCTTATTATGGATCTAGTGCAGATATAGATTTTAGTTTAAATCTACCTATGATTATGACTACATATGCTACAGATGAAGAAAGAGCTAGAATTATGAATATAATATGTGATGGTATGACTAAAGCTTGTCAATCTACTTATACATCACCTGGTCAAACAGTAGTANATTACTATCCACCTCTTAATATTGGAAATGATTTTGTAATAGAAACCAATCCTTTTCAACCAGCACAACAAATAGGAGAACCTAGCGAGGGATTTGAAAAAGGTTTGGTGGAAGAAGGACCAGGAATGGAAGAGTTTGAAGGTGGACCATTAGAAGGATTAGAAGAAGCATTCGGATAACATACCCTGCTCGGGTAGAGCAATAAACCAAATATAAACTTAAAACCAAAAACTATGACGTTTTATTACCAGACTAGATCGTGGAATAGTCAACCACAAATTTCAGAAGAAACCATTAACCTTTGGAAACACCTCGCAGATAAAGCAAACTGGAGGATAACCCAATTACCTAACGGTTTTTATCAAACTGAATACCAAGATCCAACAGATGATACTTGGAACGACGTTACAAGACGTGAAACTATTGAAGGAGCAGAGCAAGCTATTGATGGTTCAGTAGAACACTATGCTAAAAAAGTAGATTTCTTAAAAGGTCCTAAAGTCGTTAAAACCTTTAAATAAAATAAAATAAAATTTAATCATGTCAAATTTAATAGTTAAAAATCTTAACTTCGGTAACGAAGGTAGGGAAAAAGTATTTAAGGGCATAACAAAACTTACACAAGCTGTTAGCTCCACTTTAGGAGCTAGCGGTAAGTGTGTTTTACTTGAAGATTCACAAGGCTATCCAGTAATTACTAAAGATGGTGTTACTGTGGCTAATTCAGTAATTTTGTTAGATCCTGTAGAAAATATGGGTGCAACCCTTTTAAAAGAAGCAGCACGTAAAACAGTTCAACAAGCAGGCGATGGTACAACCACCGCCACTATCTTAGCACATGCTATATTACAAGAAGCATATAAAGTTGCAAATAAAACTAATTCTAGAGTTTTAAAAGATGGAATTAACTCTGCTGTTGAAAAAGTTATAAAATATTTAGAAAAAATTTCTGTTTCAGTAGAAGGAGAAATGATTGATCAAATTGCTACAATATCAACTAATAATGACCCAGAACTTGGTAAATTAATAGCTGATGCATTTAGAGCTGTAGATCTTACAGGTGTAGTAATGATGGAACCTTCTGATATAGGAAAAACAGAAATAAAAATAATAGAAGGCGCAGAGTATGATAAAGGTATTACTAATAGACATTTTATTAATAATATTGAAAATCAAACAGCGGAATTAGAAAACCCATTGGTACTGTTAATTGATTCAAAAGTAGATTCAATAAGACAAATACAAACAGTGCTAGAGTACGTAATAAAAAACAATAAACCTTTACTTATCATTGGAGACGTAGAAAAAGGTGTTTTATCGGCTCTAGCTATGAATAAAATAAAAGGTAACATAAAAATTAATGTTATTGACGCACCAACACATGGGGTAAATAGAAAACAAGTATTTGATGATCTAGCATTGTTAACTGGTTCTACTATTATTAATGAAGACCTTGGTGATGATTTAGACTTAATAAAAATAGAATATTTAGGTTCATGCGCAAAAACTATAACTGATTCTAGTAACACTGTAATTCAAATAAAAGAAAATTCAGAAGAAATAGAAAAAGTTATTAATGATATTAAAGATAAGTTATCTAAAAAAAATACGCCAGCAAATGTGGTTAAGTTAGAAAAAAGACTAGCTATGTTAGCTGCAAAAATAGCAATAGTAAAAATAGGCGCTAGCTCTGATATAGAGTTGAAAGAAAAACAAGACAGAGTTGAAGACGCTATATGTGCTACTAAAGCTGCAATAAAAGAAGGAATTGTTCCAGGCGGTGGTATAGCTTTACTTAATGCAGCATCACAAATAGATCATAAAAATATTGGTCAAGAAGTACTGCTAAAAGCCATATTATCTCCATTTGAAACAATTTTAGAAAATGCTGGAATTGAAAACAATATACCAATAGTACGAGAAGGTATGGGTATTAATGTTGTTACAGGAAATATGGTACAAATGATTGATAGTGGTATTATTGATCCATTATTAGTTACAAAAAGCGCTCTTCAAAATGCAGCTTCAGTGGCTACTACTATTTTATCAACTGATTGTGTAATTAATAATATTAGAGTTGATGAAAGCAGTAGGTAAATATTTAATTATAAGTATAGTAAAAGAAGGAACCACTAAAACAAAAGGTGGTTTACTTCTAGCTGAAAACCAACGTAGTGATATAAGATACGTAGAAGCTAGTGTTATATCCACAGGTGAAGAAGTAGCAGGTGTTAAAAAAAATGATAACATTTATTTTGATAGACACGCGGGTCACAAAATAGAAATAGATAAGAAATCTTATAGAATTATTAAAGCTCAAGACATTGTAGTTGTATTATGAAAATAAGCGCTAATGATGTTAAAAATTTAAATTTACTTAAACATTACAGAGTAATACGTAAATGGGCTTGTAAAAATAATAATTTAACAGATAGTGATTTAGAATTACTTATTTATTTAGACTGCATAGATCTATTTACAATAAAAGATTTTAAAAAAGGCACATACGCTTATAGTTGGGACAATAGACGTTGGAACAGACTTATTCAAAATAATTGGATAGTAGTTTGGAGAAATAGAAATAGAACAACTCAAAAATATAATATATACAAAGTTTCATTTAAAGGAAAACAATTAATACAACGTATATACAGGATTATGCTAGGTGAAGAAGATATAAATATTGGTAGTAGAAATAAAATAATATCAGGCACATCATACATGGACAAAGTAATGACAAAAGCAATTTACAATTTAAACAAAGATAAAACAAGATAGTTATGGGAACAGGCAAAATGAAAAAAATGTCAAGACAACAGCAAAAAGCAGTTGGAGCTTCAATGAATGAAGCGGCTGGTAAAATGCTTACACCATTAGAATTTGGCGCTGGTGGCGCTAGTCTAGCTGGTATACCAACTAGTCTGTTTGGCACATTAGGTGGTAATCCTAATATTAATTCATTAACAAATGCTAATGCTATAGCAGCTCAACAGGCAGCTACTAATGTAGGAGCAATAGGTGCTCAACAAGCAATTCAACCTATGGGTAGTGGAGTAAGTAATGACATGCTAGATCCTAGTGGTCTTATGGCTACAGGAAGATTTAATCCTGCTGCTAGAAATATAGGTATGGGTATGTTTGGTGATATGGGCGCTAGAAATAGATCTGTATTAGGTGGTATTGGTTCTGCATTGATGATGCATGATGAAGAAAAATTAAAAGATTAGAAGCAGAAATAGCTGACATCAGCGAAAACGGTGAAGATTCTAAGTTTGTTAACGAAGGTGAAGATCCACAAGACGCAGCCTTTAGACGTAAGTCAGACATTATGGACGAAAAAAAGAAACATAAATCTGCACTACTGCATAAAAAAGACCAACAACATACTCATGAAAAGCCTAAATGGAGAAAAGAACAAGAAGCAAAATTTCAAGCTGAAAAAGATTCAATTGCAGCTGAGAAAGCTAGGCTTTTAAAAATTACTCAAGCAAGAAGAAAAGAAATATACGGGAAATAAATAACTAAACAAATAAATTATGTCAAAACACAATCACACATATGATCCTCATGCAGAAAAAATGGGGAAAGGTAAAGTTGGTATAGTCGGTGAATCACATATTTGGGACGGACCACTAAGTCAAGTAGGTAGATTACATGGCTCAGGTTCAAGCGCAGGTATAACAGGAATGAAACTTAAATTAGATGGAGTTCCTTATTCAGCTGGTCCAATTACTACAAGAGCACAAGGAAAATAACATATAAATAATAAAACATGTACACACAATATTCAAGTCCTTTTTTACAAGAAAAATTTCCAGAAATTAAAGAAGAAAATAAAGGTAAGTTTACAAACTGGGTAAAGAAAAATATGCCTGGTAAATCAACATGCGAAGCAGCTGATGCTGTTATGGCAAAAAAGATAACTACGATGAATCAGTAGTCAAAATGGCTAATTATGCTAAAAATTTTGGTTGCTCTAAAAAATAACTAACATGAGTTTTTCAAAACGTTTTTGCGCAAAAAATCCTTTTAAACCTAGTCCATTACGTACTGAATCTTCAGAGACAAAACCAGTAACTAAGCAAGCTATGCAAAAAACAGTTACTGATATTGATAAGAAACCTGTTGATAATGTTTGGAGTAAAGCTGACGAAGAAGCTGCACATAATAGGAATAAATTTACAACTGATCTTAATATTAGAAAAGGAGCAGGTGCAGATTTAGGTACAATACAAAATAGTGCTGCAGAGGAAAATAAAGGAGCTATTGGTCAAATGTCTCCATTACAAGGTGCTTATGAGTCTGGCGCAGACACAGCAGGCGCTGCTACTTATATTCCTATGGCTGGCGTAGTAACTGACGCATTAAATAGATTAGGTGACGGGCTTGAAACAACTGTTAACAAAATTCAAAGAAGAAAAGATTTTGAAGCTGCTGAAAATGAAGATAATCCATATTACACTGAAGATGATTTTGAAAAAAGCTGGGGTGATTATAGCTTTAAAAATCAAGCAGCAGCTACATCTGACAATAACGATATGAATTCATTATTTGCTAAATTGTTAAAAAATATTCAAGGCAATAATGTTACTCCTACTGAGGAAGAACCAACAAAAGAAAGTTCTCCTGCTGATATGCGTTCTCCATTAAGTGAAACATTTGATGAAGAGTTTGCTAGATTAGAAAATACTAAAGGTAAAGGAAAAAGCATGATGCAAGGTCAAGCATTAGATGAAGTAACCGTTACAACTACTAAAAAGAAAACTAGAGCAGAGCATCGTAGAGATAAAACAAAAAGAAAATAGAAGATAATAAAGACGATGCTAGTAAAAGAAAAAGAACGATAGATTAACAAGAAGACAAGCGAGACTTGAAAGAAAAGTAAAAAGACAAGAAAATAAAGATAAAAAGAAATACGCTAAAAAACAAGGTAAAATTAAAAGAGGAAAATAACATGGGACATAAAGGACATTGGGGTGAATACACTGGTAACGCAAAATGGTCAAGAGACCACGCCCACACAAAAGTTACAAGTAAAAATTATGACGACGCTGTTAAAGACGACGCGGCGCATATTGATTATTTAAAAAGAGACATTATATATGATGATCACCACGGACATAGTGATGAAAAAATGACTGCTGATGAAAAGCACATTTCAAAACTAGCAGGTGATATGAAGTATGATAAAAAACATCATGGTTCACCAGCTAAAAATGATGTAGAAGGATTATCTCATGCGGAATTGGAAGAGAGATCACCTAATGGCTGGAAAAGACACATGAAAATGCATGGAGGACCTAGTATGCATGATGGTGTGAGTTGGGATGATGGTAAAGATAAATTTTTAGCAACTCATTTTCCAAGTGGAGAGCCAAAATCTTCACCAGCTTCAAAGTTAGATCCTAGAATGAAATATGGTAGTGAGGAGTTTGATTATGATTTTGCAAAAGATTCTGGTGTATTTGATAAAGAATTAAGCGCAGACAAAAGCGTGAGGCGAGCTCAAAAAAGATATAGAAGAAAAACCAAATAATAACAATTAAAAACAATAATTATGCCAAACGATTATAAAGGTCCTTCAATGGACTATGGTGATGGACCAGGTATGCATGGTGAATCAGTAAAACAAGAAAGAAAAGATCTTATGAAAGATAATCCAGTTGTAAGAGATATGGATAGTAGTAGACCTTGGATGTCAAAACATTTTAAATCATCAATGTCTCCATTAAAAGTAACTCCAGATATGGGTACTAATAAAAAAAACTCTGAAAGATAAAACTCTGAAAGATAAATTTAAAGCAGGTGTTAAAAAGTAAAAAATGTAGTTTCTGGAGCTGGTGAAGCAATTTCAGAATTTGCACAAGACTTTAAAGAAAGAGCAACATAACAGTCATGGATCTGTATAAAACCAAATAAAACAAATAAATAAATATTAACAATTAAAACAAAAAATCATGGCAAAATGGATAAATTTTAGCGTAGTTGGTGGTGTAACAGATGGTGCAGGTGCGACTCCAGCTCCACAGATGGACGGTGACAACTTGTTATTAGCTGATAGCATTATTAATGTAGAAGCAGTAGTAAGTGGTGGTGGTGCTATCGTAGCAACATTAAACTTAGCTGGACCAGCAGGTGCAACAAGTTGTACAGTTATATGTTCAACTTCATCAGCAGCAACAGACGCTCCTGACAGTAACGTACCAGCTTCAGCAGATTACGTAAACAAAGTAAAAAGCGCAATTATCAGAGCTATCACAGCTAATCCAGGTGGAGTAAAATCTACGTGTGGATTACCTCAAGATCAAGCTGATGCAACAGCTGCATATGATCCAGCATTAAAAGTATACTGGAGAAGTTTCGTAGTAGCATAAGTATGAAACCTAGAGGATTAGGGGATAGAATTGAAAAATTTACAAAAGCAACGGGCATCAAGAAACTTGTTGACAAAGCGTCAGAAGTTACTGGTGTCCCTTGTGGATGTAATAAACGGAGAGATGCGTTAAATCTAATGTTTCCCTCAAGAAAAAATAAACATGGGATTTAAACTAAATAACCCACCTTATAAATGGTCTGTTCCAGTATATCATGTAGATATGGAAGAAGGCGTTTTAGGTAAAGCAAATAAAAATTTAACTATCATTATTGATAAGGATGTGGATGTAGATATGATACCTAAAGTAATTGATCATGAAATGGTACATATAGACCAAATGAAAAGAGGTGATTTAGATTATGATAATGATAATGTATATTGGAAAGGTAAAACTTATTCCAGAAAAACAATGGACGAAGGTAATTCTGCATTACCTTGGGAAGATGAAGCATATAAAAACTCATGAGTAAAAAAAATTTAAAGACACAACTGTTGGGCAGTTATTGTTTGGCGCGGCATCTGTAATTAATCCTACATTAGGAAACGTATTACAAGGAGTTACTTCTCCAAAAGAAGCTATAGAAGCTATAACAAAATCTGATGCTACTAATGATGATAAGATAAAACTTCAACAGTTAATTTATGATCAACAAAATAAAGAAATAGAGGCAATTACTTCAAGATGGAAAGCAGATTCAATGTCTGATTCTTGGATGTCTAAAAACGTACGTCCTCTAGTTTTAATATGGTGTATAATGGTTTTTTCTCTTGCTGGTATATTAGACAGTATTGAAACTATACCTTTTAACATACACGATAATTGGAACTCCACATTTGAGAATGTGATGATGGCCGTAGTTTTAGCCTATTTCGGCGGACGAACGACAGAAAAAGCAACAAGTATATTTAAACAAAAACAATAAAAATGGCAAGTAATCAACCAACAAAAGCAATAGATGTTATTCCTAACGATACTATAAATATTCCTCAGCCAGGAAGTTATTTAGGTGGAAGTAATGTAGGTGCAGGAACAACCTTAACAGCAGTAGGAACATTATTTTTAGATGGACAAACTAACCCAGCTGCAACAGGGTATTACGCAAGAGTAGCTGCAGGTGATGTAGTATATGAACCAAGCACGGGTACTTTAGCTCAAGTAGCAACAGTTGATAGTAACACTCAACTTACTTTATCTGCACCAGGATTAGGTGGTGGAGCTGCTTTCGATATATATAGAGGCAACGGTGGTTTATCAAATAACAAGCAAGGTCAAGAAGGTTTTAGCTTATTTGTAGGAACCGCAGGTGATTTAACAGTTATACCAGCTGCAAGTGAAAACCCTGTAGTATTAAAAAATGTAGCTAATAACTCATATATTCCTTTACAAGTAATAAGAGTATTTGATTCAGGAACATCAGCTGCAGATATATTAGCACTACAATAAATGGCACCAACTATATTAGGAAATGCAAATGCAATACTTGCTATACCCAATGAACCGGGCACAGGCGGAGCACCTATAACTAACTTCATTATATTAGAAAATGGAGTAGACTTTATGTTAACAGAAAACAATGCTGATTTAATGATCAGAGAATAAAATAATAAAATGGCAAATATAAAATTTTCACAATTTACGGCAGAAGCGGATATAGCAAATTTTGATGATATAGTAGGATATCAAGGTTTAATTAATAAAAAAATAACACCAGCTAATTTAGCTTCTAGTTTATTAACATTAGCAGGAGGTATTACCGGTACGGGAACTATTAATACTTTACCAGTATTTACAGCAGCATCTACATTAGGTGATAGTATATACGTGCAAAACGCAGGAGCTGCAATTGCTACAATAAATGGTGAAAGATTAGTATTGGGTGACGGAACAGCAACCAGAGTTGATTTTCTTATAAACACAACTGGTGTAGCTGGCGATATAGTTGAAATACAATCTCAAGGTATACAGTTTATGTTACATGACAAAGGAGCAGACATGAGAGTTGGTCCATCTGATGATATCATAATAGATGAATCAGGTGCAGGTATTACTATGGCACCACCCACAACTTTCAACAGTGATATTATAGATATAAATGGAGTTGCAGGTAATAACGGTTTTATTTTAGCTTCTAATGGAGGTGGTGGTGCTGGTGTTGAATGGGTACAGGGTTATAGTGCTTTTCAAACATTTGTATGGACAAATGGTAGTCCAGTAGCTTATACAAACTGGTTAAGTGCTACTTCTAGTTATTTACCTTTTGACGCTACACCATTAATAAGTGTTAGTAATTTACCAGGAGGTACTTTATCTAACTATGCTTGGACGTGTGTTAATGCAGCTGGTGGAACAGCTGGACAATTTGCCACATTTACATTAGGTGCTTTTGGAGCTGGAACTTGGAAAATTAGAACTTGCCAACATTGGTTTGATCAAACTAGTCAAGTAGAAATGAGAGTATCATTAGACGGAACAGCTACAGGTGGTACTAAAATAGATATCATTGATCAAAAATCAACAGAGTTATCAGGAGATAAAATATTTTATGGTGAATTAGTTCAAGTTTGTGGAGCTGGAGACACTATACTAGTCGATGTTGAATTCACAGTAGGTGGTGTAAATCCATTTCCATCAGATTCAGGTAATAGACCAATTGAAATAACTTTTGAAAGAGTAGTGTAAATAATTACAATATAGTGTAACTATTTAAATATATACTAATTAAATTAAATAAAATGAAAAAATAACAGATGATCAGTTAAAAAAATAACTGATCAACAACAACAATTATCGCGTTTATTAAACAATATAGGCGTACTTGAAATACAAAAACATACCGTTGCTAGTGAAGTCAAAATTCTTAGCAATGATATAGAGCAAACTAAAAAAGAATTAGAAGAAGAATACGGTTCTGTTAATATTGATTTGCAGACAGGTGAAATTACACCTATCGAAAAAAATGAAGATGAATAATATTAGAAAAATCAGTATAGGGTCAGACTATAAAAATGATGCCATGCATTATTCAATTGGTCAACAAGTATATGGTGGTCATGAAATATCTCATATATTATTTGACTCTTCAGATAATTCTTATAATATTTATATAAAGAAAAACAATGAGGTGTTGCCATGGAAAAAATTTAATTCTAACATGGCTATATCTATTGAGTATGACTTAGAATATTAATGAAAAGTTTGTATGATTTTATTGTAAAACCTATAGGTGATAAATACAATAATGAAATAAAAGTTGGAGATAAGAAGTTAGTTGTCAATACTCAATTAGAAGCTTGGAAATTTATAAATAGAGAAGCAGAAGTAATAGCAACACCGTTAGCTTTTAACACTAATATAAAAAAAGGCGATACTATAGTTATACATCAAAATGTATTTAGAACTTTTTATAATACAAGTGGTGTAAAAAAAGTTAGTAGATCTTGGTTTAAAGAAGATTTGTATTTTGTTTCTTTAGATCAAATATATCTTTATAAACACAAAAATCATTGGAATACATTTAATGATAGATGTTTTATTCAACCTATTAAAAATACTGATGATAAAGTTGTAGATAAAGAAGAAAAAATAAAAGGTATATTAAAATATAGTAATCCATATTTAAAAAGCCTTAATATAAACGCAGGAGATTTAGTTGGTTTTAGACCAAACAGAGAGTGGCAGTTTTTAATTGATGGTAAACGTTTATATTGTATGAAATCAAATGATATTGTTATAAAATATGAGTACGAAGGAAACGAAGAAGAATATAATCCAAGCTGGGCAAGTAGCAGTAAAAGAGTTAATTAAAGTTGCTAAAGAACCAATTATAGATTATGGTCCAGATATTTCCGCAGATAGACTTAAAAATGCTGCAGCTACTAAAAAACTAGCTATATTTGATGCTTTTGAAATATTAAACCGTATTGAAGAAGAAAAATATGTTAGAAGATAAACCAAAAGTCGCAGAAAAAACAAACTAGTTTTAAAGGTTTTGCAGAAGGGAGGTCTAAATAATGTATAAACAAGAATTATATAAGGTATTAGAAGATTATATAAAACCTTCTACATTAAAAAAATAACAGACATAAGAGCTGGAAATACGGTTACGATGAGCAACACGATATGGTTGTTATTAGTAAAGACGGTACAGTAGGTGAAGTATATGAAATACAAAGTTTAAAAATAGCTTTACCAAAATCTAAAAATATTCACAAGTTTAAAAACAATACATGGAAAAAGTTTGAATATCCAAAAGCTTTAAGTAAAATAAAAAATGTTTTTGATTTCAAACAATATCCTCAAGATTTTAAAGAAAAATGGTATGATTACATTGATAACGAGTTCACAATTAGGGAAGAAGGTTTTTGGTTTTATAACAAAAGCTTTCCTACTTATATTACTGGGACTCATTACATGTACTTGCAGTGGTCTAAAATTGACGTCGGGGCACCAGACTTTCGGGAGTCAAATAGATTATTCTTTATTTTCTGGGAAGCTTGTAAGGCAGATTCACGATCCTATGGGATGTGTTACCTTAAGAACAGGCGTTCCGGGTTTTCTTTCATGGCCTCAGGAGAGGTGGTTAACTTGGCAACCATATCAAGTGACAGTAGGTATGGTATATTATCCAAGTCCGGTCCTGATGCAAAGAAGATGTTCACAGATAAGGTGGTACCCATATCGGTTAATTATCCCTTCTTTTTCAAACCGACCCAGGANGGAATGGACCGTCCAAAGACCGAGCTTGCCTACCGTGTCCCCGCAACCAAGTACACCCGTCGTAAACTTACCGCCTCTACCACCGACGAAACCTTGGAACAGGAACTCAAGGGTCTTGACACCACCATCGACTGGAAGAATACCGGTGACAACTCCTATGACGGTGAGAAACTCAAACTTCTCGTTCACGACGAGTCGGGTAAGTGGGAAAAACCCAACAACATCCTCAACAACTGGAGGGTCACGAAAACCACATTAAGATTAGGTAGTAGAATTATTGGTAAATGCATGATGGGTTCAACATCTAACGCATTAGATAAAGGTGGTAGAAACTTTAAAAAATTATATGATGATTCCGATGTTACAAAAAGAAACAGCAACGGACAGACTCGTTCAGGATTATATAGTCTGTTCATACCTATGGAATGGAATTACGAAGGATACATTAATTCTTATGGATTACCTGTATTCAATACACCGTCAAAACCAGTTGAAGACCCACATGGAGTTAAAATTACACAAGGCGTAATAGAGTATTGGGACAATGAAGTAGAGGGATTAAAAGGTGATCAAGACGGTTTAAATGAATTTTATAGACAATTTCCAAGAACTACTAAACATGCTTTTAGAGATGAATCAAAACAATCTTTATTTAATCTAACAAAAATCTATGAACAAATAGATTTTAATGAAGATTTAAAAAATAGCATAAATGTAACTAGAGGTAATTTTCAATGGGAAAACGGGGAACAAGACACAAAAGTTATTTTTGTTCCTAACAATAATGGAAGATTTTATATTNCATGGATACCAGATATATCTTTACAAAATAGAAGATATAATAAAAATGGTATAAATTATCCAGGTAATGAACATATGGGAGCATTTGGATGTGATCCATATGATATATCAGGAACTGTAGATAAAAGAGGTTCTAATGGATCTTTACATGGTTTAACTAAATTTAGCATGGAAAATCATCCACCTAATCATTTTTTCTTAGAATATATAGCTAGACCTCAAACTGCTGAAATATTTTTTGAAGATGTGTTAATGGCTTGTGTTTTTTATGGTATGCCAATACTTGCTGAAAATAATAAACCTAGATTACTTTATTATTTTAAACGTAGAGGTTATAGAGGTTATGCAATGAATCGTCCTGATAAAAGAAGAAATAAATTATCAGTTACAGAAAGAGAAATAGGTGGTATACCTAATTCTAGTGAAGATATAAAACAAGCTCATGCAGCTGCTATTGAAACATATATAGAACATTTCGTAGGATTAAAAGAAACTGGATATGGTGATATGTATTTTCAAAGAACATTAGAAGACTGGGCAAAATTCAATATAAACAATAGAACAACACATGATGCTTCTATTAGTTCTGGATTAGCATTAATGGCTTGTAATAAGCATAGATATACTCCAGCAGTTAAAAGAAAATTAGAACCAGTGGATTTAGGTATAAAAAATATAATAACCACGGTGCTAAATCAAAAATTATAGATTAAATGAATATATATACTAATACTAATAGTCCTTTTCCAAGTCAAGTTGTAAGTGATGCAGAAAAAGCTAGTTTAAAATATGGTGAGCAAGTTGCACAAGCTATAGAACAAGAATGGTTTTCACAAGGAAGAACTAGTGGTAATAGATATTTAACTAATTGGAATAATTTTCATCAGTTAAGATCCTATGCTAGAGGCGAACAATCAATACAAAAATATAAAGATGAATTAGCTATAAATGGAGATTTATCTTATTTAAATTTAGACTGGAAACCAGTTCCTATATTATCTAAATTTGTAGATATAGTAGTAAATGGTATATCATCAAAATCTTATGATATTAAAGCTTATGCTCAAGATCCTGAATCTATAAAGCAAAGAACTAGTTATGCTTCAAAAATATATGAAGACATGTTGTCTGATGAGTATTTACAAACTTAAAAAACACATTAGGATTAGATTTGTATCAGTCACCAGATCCTAATATTATTCCAGAAACAACAGAAGAATTAGAACTACACATGCAATTATCTTATAAGCAAAGTGTAGAAATAGCTGAAGAAGAAGCAATATCTAGTGTATTAGCACAAAACAAATATGATTTAATAAGGCGTAGATTAAACATGGATTTAACAGTTTGCGGTATTGCAGCTGCTAAAACTAGTTTTAATACAGCTGAAGGTATTACAGTAGATTATGTTGATCCAGCTTATATGGTATATTCATACACAGAAGATCCTAATTTTCAAGATATATATTATGTTGGTGAATTAAAATCTATTACTATACCAGAACTTAAAAAAGAGTTTCCTCATATTAGTGAAGAAGAATTAAAAAGAATACAAGAAATGCCTGGTAATAGATCATATATTACAGGTTGGGGTGATTATGATGCAAACACTGTACAGGTTTTATATTTTGATTATAAAACTTATCACAATCAAGTATTTAAAATAAAACAAACTGATCAAGGATTAGTAAAAGCTATTGAAAAACCAGATACATTTAATCCACCTGAAAGTGATATGTTTGAAAGAGTTGGTAGATCAATAGAGGTTTTATATAGCGGTGCTAAAGTTTTAGGTACAGATACAATGTTAAAATGGGAGTTAGCAGAAAATATGTCAAGACCTTATGCTGATACAACTAAGGTGAAAATGAATTATGCTATATGTGCTCCTAGAATTTATAAAGGTAGAATAGAATCTTTAGTTAGTAAATGTACAGGTTTTGCGGATATGATACAATTAACGCATTTAAAGTTACAACAAGTTATATCACGTATGGTTCCAGATGGTGTTTATTTAGACATGGACGGTTTAGCTGAAGTAGACTTAGGTAACGGTACTAATTATAATCCTGCTGAAGCATTGAATATGTATTTTCAAACTGGTAGTATTGTAGGTAGATCATTAACCCAAGAAGGTGATATGAATCCAGGCAAAGTACCAATACAAGAATTAAGTGCTTCAACTGGTCAAGGTAAAATAAATAGTTTAATAAGCACGTATCAATACTATTTACAAATGATTAGAGACGTGACCGGATTAAATGAAGCTAGAGATGGTAGTTTACCAGACCGTAACACGCTTGTAGGATTACAGAAGTTAGCCGCTAACGCATCTAATGTTGCTACAAGACATATTGTACAATCTAGCTTGTATTTAACTCTTAAATTAGCAGAAAATGTTAGCTTAAAAGTAGCTGATGCTCTTGAGTTTCCACTAACAAAAGCATCGTTACAAAACTCTATATCAACTTATAATATTAAAACCTTGTCTGAAGTTGTTAATTTAAACCTACATGACTTTGGTATTTTCTTAGAATTAGAACCAGATGAAGAAGAAAAACAACAATTAGAAGCAAATATTCAAGTGGCTTTACAAGCTGGTAATATAGATGTAGAAGATGCTATTGATTTAAGAGGTATTAAAAATTTAAAATTAGCTAATCAAATGCTTAAAGTTAAACGTAAACAAAAAGCTAAACAAGATCAAGCTAATCAACAAGCTAATATAGCTGCACAAAGTGAAGCACAAGCTGCTGCTGCAGAAAAAACAGCTATGTCTGAAGTACAAAAACAACAAGCAATATCAGGAGCTAATGTTGAATATGAAAAAGCAAAAAGCGAATTTGAAAAAGATCGTATGCAATTGCAAGCTCAGTTGGATCAACAAAAATGATGATGCAACATAAAAATGATATGGAGTTGAAAAATGTAGAAGTACAAGGTATGAGTGAAAAAGAAAACTTATGAAGATACGTAAAGATAAAAGAAGTAAGAT